TCTGCGACCATTGAGCGTTAGCCTGAGCCACAACTAGGTGGTTCTGAGCGTTAAACTGATCGCGTTGGTTCTGCTGTAGAGCATTAAATTGCTCCATAGCGTTAGTCTCACCAGCATTGAACTGAGCAATAGCGTTTGTTTGAGCAGTATTAAACTGAGCAACTTGTGTAGTCAAGTTAGCGAAGAATTGGTCTGTTTGATTCTTAGACGAAGCATTAAACTGAGAAGCTGCGTTAGCTGCTGCTGAATCAGACAACAAAGCGTTAGCTGTTTGCTGTGTCTTAAACATTGATACTTGCTGCTCATTGTCTAGGTTAGCCATGTCCATCTCAAGGAAAGCTTGTGCGTTCTGTACTTGCGCTTTCTGACGGTTGTCTAGGTTAGTTAGATCTAACTGTGTCATAGCTGCTGCGTCAGCCATAACTTTAGCATTAGTAGCGTTAAGATTGGTTAGATCTACTGTCTGAGCCATACGAGCGTTCTCTAACGCAATCTGTTGCTCAGCACTAAAGTTAATATTCGCAATGTCTGAAACCTTAGAAGCATTAGCAACTCGTGCTTGGAAGTCTTGGTTGAACTCTAGGTCAAGAAACTTAGCTCGTTGCTCAGCAGCAAACATAGCAGCCTGTTGTTTGTTAGATAAGTTTTGAGTCTCAAACGAAGCATTAGTCTTAGCGTCCTGAACAGCGATTGGCATGGCTGATTCCATAGCCGCTTGTACCAAAGCTTGTCCTGCCATAGACGAACTAGATAAACCTCTTGAAGCCATTGCAGCAGCGGCACCACGTAGAGCACCTGCAGCCCAAGCTGGTGGTTCAGAACCTTCGAAGTCTTCCATAAGACCAGTAAGTTGACCTTGGACAGTCGCATCAGAGGATGGTGAACCTGTTGCTGCTTCAAAGCCTGTACGCTCGTCAACTGCATCACGATCAACGGTAGATCCGCTAATCAATTCACCTTCTTCTAACTTACGAGCATCTGGAGCTTTAACTGTCTGTGCTTGTTCAATCTGAGCTACTGATAAACCTAGTTGAGCTAATGCCTCAGGTTTCATAGTGGCTGCATCTGCCAGAGCTTCTTCACTTGGTTTACCTGTAGCAGCCTCTAGGCGAGACAAAACGTCTTCTACACCCGCAGTAGCTTCTAAAGGTTTGTATGTAGCAGCTTCTGTTACGGTTGGGGCTGTCACGTCTGGAGAGGGGGTAGCTGTCGTAGCAGAACCTACATCTACAGCACCAGCTTGACCTACAGTAGAATCAATAGTGCCTGCAGCTTTATCTTCTTCACTGATTGTAGAAACATCTGCCTTACCTACCATGCTTGTCGGATCATTAAAGGCTGCTGTTGTAGCTTCCGTAGAAGTTGGCATACCTACTTGCTTCAAAGCAAGGTTTGCTCCTGAAACACCTGCCCCAGCAGCAGCATTAGCCGCTTCAGCCTCAGTAACAGAAGTCTGGGCAGCTTCATCTTCAGGATTAAGAGCTAGATTCTGCTGGGCTTCAGTTAAAGCTTTAGCCTTAGCTGCAGCGTCTGCTTGAGCTTTATTAAGATCATCTTGTTGATCCGCATAACCACCTACAGCATAACCTGACTTAACCATGCCGCCCTTAGACATACCAATACGTTTCTGTGCAGCCTCTGCCATCTTACCTACAAGTGCAGCAGCACCAGGTGTAGCGGCCAAGAACTTTGTTTGCTCATCAGCCTGCATACCAGCCATCTCAGGTATAATCTTACCCATCTGTTCAGGTGTAAAACCACCAAATCTCTTAGCCATAATATTAGTCCTTACTTATTGCCTAGCTGCATCCAGATGGCTGTAGCGATGAAGCCGAATACGGCAACTGTTGTTATCTTTACGAAGGTGTTCCAGATACTTAAACGTGTACCATGCCAGACAGCTAACATACCGCGTATCTCTCTAATGTCAGACGCCGCAGTCTCGTCAGTTAAGCCTAGCTCTCTGAGAACTGCACTGGCACCACGTTTAGCAGCACGGTCAAGCATAGCTTCAAGCTCGTCATGTGTCAATGTTACTGGGGACATTATGTGCTTCCGTATATTGTACCGTTATCGGTAAGAGATACCGCTGTGCCTGAAATAGCTGCACCTGCTGCACCACCAGCATAAGTTGCGCTACCACCAGCAGCGCCCCAACCACCGCCACCGCCGCCACCATTGTCGTTGCCAGTAACAAAACCAGGACCACCCTGCTGTCCAGCAGCACCACCATAACTGTAAGTAGTACCACTAACAGCCGTTTGAATTACACCTGGTAAGATTCGGCCACCGCCACTGGCTGATCTACCGTAATCAGTGCCTGAACTGCTCTCGCCGTCACGGGCACCTATACCGCCAGCTTCACCGCCAGTAGTACCAACCGCGTTCCAACCTACAGCGTTACCACCCCTATTGCCTATTGATCCACCAGCTACAGTACTGGGCTCTTCGGGACTACCGCCGCCTGTACCGCCACCAGCACCGCCACCGCCTCCAGACCATTGTCCACTAAATCTACGAGCGCCACCGCCACCACCACCACCGCCTGCAATATAGGCTCCTGAGTTGTTTGTAACGGATACCCCTGTAGATGCTACGGTAAGAGCGGGACCACCAGCACTACCCGCTGCGCCTTGAGTGAGACCACCGTTTCCACCTCTACCTATGATATTACCATAGTTTAGTAGAGTGAGACCCCCAGGAAAAGACCCAGAGACAATAGCCCCACCAAGGCTTGTATCGTCTGACCAAAGCCAAACACCAGAGTTAACAGTTGTTATTAGAGGAGCAGAACCATCCCAGCCAGCAGCGACAGCTAGTGTACGGATATTTGCGTTCTGAGTATTAGAAGTAATGCTAAAAGAAAACTGTCTAACGGTCCCGTAGAAGTTAGATAAGCTGATACTACCGCTAGTAGGTACAGAAGTATTGTTAGGTGTCACGTAAGAACCATTGCGGTAATACTCGGTAAGACTGGTAGGTACACTTCCACCAAACTCGTCTTCAATATCTTGTAGTTTTATTAGGCCTGAGGCTTGTATTGACATTAGATGCTCGTATCTTTAGCTGTGACATCTCCACGCACGGTAAGGTTGCCTGATGAGTCAAGTTTAAATAGCTTAGTTGAACCATAATATATTTCTAGCTCGTTAGATGCTCCTACTTCAAACTTCCAGTCTTGTGCTCCTGCAGTCATGATGATGTCATCGCCAACGTAAACATCAGTACCTGCTTGGAGTTGACCCCCTGCTTGAATGGTACCTTCTGCGTAGATCCTATTATCAGGTAGCGAACCTGATAGTGAACCTACATACAAACTGTTAGCAATATAAGCGCCTGTGGTAGTTAAACGCATCTCTGTTGAAAGACTACTACCTACTTGAAAGTTTAATTGATGATTAGTAAAAAACTCGAAACCCCCTCGTTCTCCACCGTCTGCAAATAATCTTAACTGTCCAAAACTCGAATCTAGATTAAGGGTTTGATTGGAATCAATAGTTAACGTACCTGCATCTGAAATAGTACTACTATTAATAGTAATATCATCTACAGTAAGAGTAGTAAGGGTACCAAGAGATGTGATGTTAGGTTGTGCTGCTGTTGATACTGTACCAGATAAGTTACCCTCAAACGTACCCGCTTTAATACGTTCACCAAATACAGACCACTCGTCTTCTGATTCATCCCAGTGGAAAGACTTGTTAGTGGCAGTACCACGCTCAACAGTAATACCAGCGTCTTGGGTAGGTGTCCCTGTTTCATCTGAGTTAAGAGTAAGGGTAGCGTCACCAATGTTTACATCGTTAGAGTTAACAGAAGTAGTAGTGCCGTTTACAGTCAGGTTACCATTCACGACAGCGTTGTTAAAGGTCACGTTAGAAGATGTACCGACAGCTTGTCCGATAGAGAATTGACCATTTGAATAAGATACACCAGTACCTGCAGTGAAGTGAGCACGTGTCTCTGTAGCACTCGGACCTGTATATGTAATAGTACCTGCTGAGTAAGTGACACTACCGTCACCACCTGAATCAGTCACAGAAATAGCAGTCTTAGCATCTGTCTGTGCACGTGCTGTAGTGTAGTAAAGGTTAGTTGAACCTTCAGAAACCGTGTCCGTGTTGCCCTGCGTGAAACTCATAACGCCTGTAGAAGAGTTATAACCTAAGCTTCCTGTTGCTGAAATAGAGTTACGTGCACGTGTTGTTGTGAAGTAAAGATTAGTAGAACCTTCAGAGACATCATCCGTGTCATGGTTTGATACGTCAGATACGGTACCAGTTACGTTACCAGTTACGTTACCAGTTACGGCACCTGAAACACCTCCTGTTGCTGTTAAGACACCTGTCACACCTAGTGTACCACCAACTGTAGAATTACTCGATACAGTTAGGATATCCGTGTCTACCGTTCCATCAAAGAAAGCATCCTTAAACTGGATACCTGAAGAACCTAAGTCAAGGGTGTTAGTAGTCTTTGGTAGGACAGATGTAGATGATACAACAAGATCCTGCGCTGGGCCAACCTTAGTTATAGGTGCACCTTCTCCTGCAGAACCGTCATGTGAGTGACCTGTCGAAGCATTAAAGCCTGACTCAATAGCATTGTACTCCGCATCAAAGTCGTCAGCGTCAATTACGTTACCGTTAGCGATGTTGTTACCAGTGTCTGTACGTGTATAACCTGCCATGTTAAATCCTTACTGTCTATCTTCTTGACTAAACTCTAACAAAGCAGTGTCTAGAGTGAATGAGGGGTTTGTAGAATTATCTTCGATTCGGATAGAAACTGTCTTACCTGAACCTATAATATTAGTGTTATAGACCTTATCTAACTCACCACCGTAAGTGGCTGTACCAAAGACTGATGTAGTATCGCCAAAAAGAAATACGGATGTACCTGTGCTGTCAATGGACTGTGTAGAAGGTTGTACAACACCTGTGTTAGAAGTCGTACCAAAGTCGTACTTAATGTTTAAGTCGAGGGCCATACTCCCTGTAGGTTCAGCGTATAGCGTCATCTTATAAAAGGATTTACGTATCTGTGGGTCAGTTATAGGCATATACGGAGACTCGTAAATAGCCTCGATAAGCTCCCCGTCAAAGGAAGAACCAGTGTCTAGTGTGTATACATAACCGTCTGTATTGGAAAAACAAATAGTCTCAGATGTTCCTGAGTACCTACTGTCTGCTACATAAACCTTAATACCGAAAGTAGAAGACCAACTAATACCAGAGGCACCTTGAGATACAAACTTAGTTGCTATCAAGCCTTTAGCAGCTTCACGTTGCTCTGATTCTACGTAAGCAAAGATACGATACTGAGCTTTTTCACGCATAAGTACTGAGGAGTAGTTAGGTGTACTTGATAGAAACTTGTTAGCATCTTTAGCGATAGGATCAGAGGCAATGTCTAGTCCAAAGTCACCAATACGATCAGTAGCACTAAGTAATCGAATACCGTCAGGTGCGAGGTACATGATGTCACCACCAACCTCTTGAATAGTGTCTCCATTAACACAACCGATACGATCGGTAATGGGACTTACTTGGTAGTCTGCTGCAGTGTTTCCTGTCAAACGTTTAATACTGTCTTCAGTAAAGATAATTAACTGATCACGAAAGACTGCTAAACCAGTAACTTCTGAAGCAACGTTAATGCTTCCTGCACCATTAGCTGGGGAGAAGTCATCTACGGTAAAAGGAGCAGTAAAGAATAAATTGTTACCTTTAGAGTAGAAGCCTGTATTTTTAAAGACAGCTACGTGTTCTGCACCTAGAACGTCAGAAAAAGAAGATACTGCAGTGAAGGCGTTTCCTGAAGTATTATAAATACCTGGATAGTTTACGCCATCCACAAACACAACTTTGTCATCACCATTAAGGTTGTACAAAACATGACGAGCTTTTCCGCCAAGGAGAGGTCGGGCACCCATAGAAGTCCATGTGGAGCCAGTACCGTAGTAGTACTCTGTTACCAGAGAAGTGTTTTTACGAGCTACAACAATACGGCCTGAACTAATAACCTTTAAAGCAAGCATCGCTCCAGAACCAGGGACGGTTGAAGTGCTAAACTTTTCGTAGCCTTTTATTTTGCTGTAACCACCATCTTTAGTAGCCTCAAAGTTCTGCAGAATAGTAGCAGAACCAACGGCATTAGTACCCTGCTGAAGAGGGCTGAGGTTAGAGATAAGACCGCCTCTAAACTCAATAGGAAAAGTTTGCCATTGTGTAGCCATTAGAAGTGAACTCTCGTATCTCGCAAGTAGTCGGTGCGATTGATGTGAAGGCTACGTAACTGCTTGATACCTTGCTGAAACTTCTGCAAAGCGAGTTGAGCAGCTTGGGTGTCGCCTCGGAACTGGTACACGTAGTACATGGCCCCATCAACGATGGTGTAACGGTACTGTTCAGGGAGGGTGGGAACGTCTGTTCCTGATTCTAGATCAAAACCTGTACGGAAGTATTCGTAAACTATTTCGTACTCTTTATCAGGTGCAGGATAAAAGATTAATTCACGGCTTGGTGTACGTACAACGTATGTTGGAACACCTCTTACGCTTGGGGAGGAGTTATACTCAGAGTCGGCATACTTGTCAAGCCATTCTTCGTAAGACAGTATCTTTAGTTTAACAGTTTCTACGTCTAAAGAGGCATCCCGCTTAACACGGAAAGTGTTCATATTAACAGTTTTACTGTCGTAAGGCATACTATAACGTACCTCACCTACAGCTAATACTTCAGTTTCTTCTACGTGGTTCCACGGCCATTCAAACTCTTCCTGGTTTACATGGCGAATAGCGGCATTAACAGAGTCTTTAGCAAAACTATAGTAACCTGTAGCCGTAGAGAAGTTAGCGGCTGTTAATTCTACCTCATTCAAGCGGCGATTGACGTCGTTGACTAGGTTTATATAATCGTAAGCCATTATTACTTCTCCTTGACACGTAGAAAGATGCTACGTTCGTACTGAAGGCCGCTGCCTGTGGTTATACTACAAATCACTGTATAACGGATGTTGTTTGTCCCTAAAGAAAACCTTGCTGTAGAAACCCTACCTGACAGTGTTCCAGTGACAAACTGCAAACCATTAACGACAGTTGCGTCATTTGCTTGTGTTTTTACACCGTCTGCATCTTTAATATACCAGACAGCCGCCGCTAAGGTATCATCACCTAAGAAACGCGACCAGTCTACACTGTAGTCTACTATTTCATCTTTATCTTTGTCGGGCCATTTGTAAGACATATCTATTCCTTATGCTGCAATGTACACGGTGTTGCTACCTTGCGGCTTATCAATGTATACTGTGTTGTCTTGTTCTGAGATGTGGACGGTATAACTTCTATCATGCGCTGTAACGAAAAGCACCCTACCCGTGGCGTACTGGTCTGCATAGTCTTGGTAAGGAAAACGTATAGCCGTAGGATCTTCTAAGTTACGGAAGATTGTAGCAAATACACTATCAAAAGAAGCTGTAGCTTTGCCGTAAGGTGCTAAGTCTTCACCAACTATACTGGCAGATACACTTGCTGTAGTTATATTAGATTTTGCATCGAAGTCAACAACTGAGGCACTAGCTATCGAAACAGCAGGTGGTATAAAGGCTCTAGCTTGAGCGTCCTCATCTGCAAAGTCACCAATGTAAATACTAAGGTAGGCTGATGCGGAGGATGGTACTACGTTAGCTTTACCGTATACGTCTATAAAATCTTCTACTTGACCTGTTACTTGCGTACCAGACACCGAAGTATTAGCCTTAGCGTCTACATCCTCTAAATTACTTATTAAAACCTGGGATAAAGCCCCTGTAGGCGTGATATGTGCTAAAGCGTTATAATCTAAAACACCTGTACTGAAAGTAGCTACGGATGAAGACGGGGTTACATTAGCCTTAGCTAAAACGCTTAGGAGGGCGTTGGTGTCAAAAGCTGCAACAGCGTCTGCAAATAAGATAGAGGCCTTAGAATCGTAAAGCAAAGCATTAGCAGAAGAGGTAGAGGTTGCTGAACTAGGTGTGATAGTAGCCTGGGCGTCGGTAAATAGTGCAGTAGCGAAGCCCTGAGATGTAGAACTTGACAAATAACCTAAAGCTAGTAATGCTGTTGTAGCTTGAGATAAAGGAGCCTCTGATATGGTAGAAAAGCCTAACATAGGTATACCTCTGCTGTTAGTGTATTAAGTAGCACCGTAAATAGTACCGCTGTTGCTTAGAGATACGGATGTACCTGAGATAGCTGCCCCAGCAGAACCGCCAGAGTAAGTAGCGTTACCACCAGCAGCACCCCAGCCGCCACCACCTCCGCCTTGGTTATAGACCCCAGATATTCTTCCGGCACCGCCAGCTTGTCCTCCACCACCTCCGGCACCCGTACTAGCACCTGTGGCTACACCAGGGAGAATACGTCCGCCGCCCCCTCCTGAGTAACCGAAGGCGCTACCACTACTACTTTCGTTATCGTACGCAGCATGACCGCCAGCTTCACCACCAGACCAAGTATACTCTCCATTGTATGACCAACCACCAAGACCAATACCGTTTTGCCCTTTCGTGTTAATAGCCCCGCCAGCCGCAATACGACCTGAGTTAATAGCTGTACCGCCACCACGACCACCGCCAGCACCGCCACCGCCGCCAGACCATTGACTGCTATATCTTCTAGCACTACCACCGCCACCGCCACCGCCAGCGATATAAGCACCAGATACGTTTGTAACGGAAACACCTGAAGCAGAAACTGAAATAGCTGAACCGCCACCTTGTCCTGCGCTGGTTGAAGTAAGACCTCCGTCTCCACCCTTACCTATTATTCTACCTCTGTTAATAATAGTACAAGCGATATCAATTGTAAGGGCTGCGACTGAAACATTGTCGGACCATATCCAAGAACTTGCACTAATATCTAAAGTACCCCCTGCGGATACGTGCGATGAAGCTGTGATTTGTTGGTGGTTTCCTGTCAAGTAAACGACATTAGAAGCACCTCTAAAATCATTAATACTTATAGCACCTGAAGCAGGACCAGGACCAACCCCCCTATACTCAGACAGGGATATTGGGTTGCTTCCGCCGAACTCATTTTGAATATCAAGTAGAGATGCTGTACCTGTTGGGACTGCCATATTATCTCTCCTTTAGTTCATTTATTTCCTGTTTAAGTTCTTTGATAGCCTCAACAAGAAGAGGTACTAACCTCGCGTAGTCTACAGTTAAGTAATCCTCACCAGACTTAGAATATTCGTTGCCCTCCTCATCAATATCTATATCAAAAGGTGCGGGATAAATAGCTTCTGGCATAACTGCTTGCACAGCCTGTGCTGAAAGAGCTACTTGCTTATCTTCGTTAGTGTAACCGTGTTCACGAGCTAATTCGTTCTCTACATAATAAAAACCCTCAAGGGATTCAACTTTGTCTAGCGCGTTGTCTATGCCGGAAACTCTAGTCTTTAGTCTCATATCAGAGTAATAAGCTGTTATGTTACTAGTGCTACGTATTTGCACACTTGCCAGAACAGCTGAGCCACTTACTTCAAGACGCTCTGCACCAGCTGTAACCACACGCCATTGGTCGGCGTTGTGGAATCCAAAATAAGTATCACCGTCTCCATTGTGATATACGTTGCTTCCTATTGTAAGGCTACCGGAAGTCCAGAGGTTAGTACCCATCGCTGAGTAAGGAGTACCGTTTTGACACCAAACCATCTGGTGACCCGAAGCCATTGTCCCGCCAGTGCTGTTGTTTGTGTGCTTGTAAGCGAGACCGTACAAATTACCAAAGTTAGCCCCGTTTGCCGCATTACGATAAGCCGAACCCATAGACCAAATATGATTTGTCTTAGTTGAGCTATAATGTCCATAAACACCATGATCTCTGTAACCATCTTCGTTTCGTATGTCAGCACGAACGTAAAGTACGCCGTTGACGTAATCTGTCGCATCACTACGTAAGAAGCTAGTACTTTGTAGGCTATCCAGCAAATCAGCGTCTAGACCAGAGCCTGCACCGTCGTTTTCTGCGGTCCAAAACTTATTACCACCCGCAGTAATCACGTCGCCCCAAATACGAACTTGACGACCTGTACCAGAACTTGTTTGTGTGCCAACAATATTCAGTCCTGAACCGAACATACCTGAACCTATTTTACCATCATTACTATCTGTTTGGTTGGAATGGTAGTATTTAATCCAACCCGATACATTAGAGGTAAGATTCCCAGAAAAGCTGTCATCAACATCACTACGTAAGAAGCTACTACCGTGAATACCGTCAACAGTATCAGCGTCTAGACCTGAGCCTGCACCGTCGTTACCTTGATGCCATACATAGGTACTATTGTTACCCACTGTAAATCCACCGTCTGCACGAATCCTTCCTGGTGAATATATACCGTTCGAAAACTCTGATCGGTTGTTTAAACGCAAGTATCCATCATTGTAATCCGCAGATACGGCTATACGACCATTAAAAGCCATACCACGGGAATCATTGGTATCGTTAGCAGAGAAGTTTAAAACGTTTTCACCGTCTTTAGATAGCGTTAAGTCACCAGTAAAGGTATCATTAGCATCACTACGCAAGTAGCTGCTACCTTGAACACCATCTAGCAAATCAGCGTCTAGGCCAGAACCTGAGCCATCATTACCTGCGTGCCATATCCTGTGCTTAACTGCACCAACTGACCAACCACCCCAAGCTAAGTCATTAGTATCAGCGTCTAATCCAAAATACCCTGCATAATCACCACCCGCATGAAAAGCCATGAAAGCATCATTACCTGCTCCTGTGTTGTAAACCTCTAGCGAACCTTGATAAGCTGTAGAAGATGCAATGGTGTCCCAGTTGTTTGTTTGATTTGCAGAAAACCGTATTCTTTGTGTAACATCTGTTGCTAGTGTTGTACTAAGAGTAGCATTACCACTACCGTCCCAAGATACTGAACCTGTAACATTGCCTGTAAGAGACAGCGTTCTAGCAGTGGTCCACTTGTCAGCATTAGGGTGGTATGAATCTGAGAATAGAGTACGCCAGTTTTTCCACTGGTTTGCACCATTCTCTGAACTACCGTTATCAGTACCTACACGGTAACTAAGGTTTGTACCTGTACCGTAACTAGAACCTAGCTGGATACCCTTAGACTTTGAACCACCTAAGTTAGCTACAAAGGTATAACCACTTGGAAAAGTACCTTGGTTCGTCTCCAGAGCTCTAGAAGTAGAAAAGAAAGTATTTGGATATGAAGTGTCTACGTTGGCGTTGCTGTCAGTAGATGGAAGATTGTATGTGTTATGAGTGTGGCTGTCGTTAGCTACAGTAACACTTAATGTAGCATTGGTACTACCATCCCAGGATACGCTACCTGACGCATCCCCAGATAGTGTTAAAGTACGTGCGGTAGTCCACTTGTCAGCATTAGGGTGGTAGCCATCTGTGAAGAATTGGTTCCAAGACTTCCATGTACCATTTTCTTGTGTGCGGAGATAGGCTTTATTAGTACGCCAGTCCATTGCCATCTGGGTCTGCCAGGAAGAGTTGTATGAAAAGGTCGCAACTGCGTGATCTACACCAGTGGGTTTTGCCGTTGCGTTTTGGGTTCCATAAAACACACTAAAGCCAGAGGAGTCTCCTGCAGTGTCATAGTTAGTTATAGTTTGACTACCTAGCATCCTGTAGTTGAGAGTACCAGTCAGAGTATCGCCAGTGACATTAACAAAACGGCTATCCGCTTCTGTCTCTGTATAGTAGCGGCTATCAAATCCTGTATAACCACTGTCAATAGCTACATCATTAGCATTAACAGTAATACCTGAACCTGAACCTACAGTAAAAGTACGGTTAGCTGTTAAGTCGCCACCACCCGTCAAACCATTACCTGCAGTAAGGATGCGTGATGTAGGTGTCTTGCTGTCTAGTGAAGTTTGTAGGCCGTCTACATTAGATATAACGTGTGAGTGGCTATCGTCTTGTACAACAGCAGTAATTGAAACGTTAGCAGAGCCGTCAAATGAAGCTGTACCTGTAACATCGCCTGTAAGTTGAATATTCCGTGCAGTCTCTAATGCTGTAGCTGTGTCAGCATTACCTGTTATATCACCTGTTACGTTACCCGTCACGTTGCCTGTTACGTTACCTACAACAGAACCGTTGTGTTGACCTGAAGAGTTACCTGTTAGGTCTCCTGTTACATCACCGTCTAAGTCACCTTCAAAAGTACCTGCTTTAAGTGTACCGTATGAGAAAGAGGCATGATTCGCATCAATAGTGCCTTCAGGCTCTGGAGAGTACTCATCAAAGACTGTCCACTTATTCGTAGACACGTCATAGTAAATACCAATGTGAGTATAGCCTACACCAGATGTACCAGTATTTCTGTTAGATGCAAAACCTGTATCAACATTGATAGGTGAACCAGTACCTGTCCAAACATCACCAAGAGTGTGGCCTGTAGTAGCGTTGAACTTAATAGCAATGTTATCTGTCGAGTGGATTAACTGGTCTGTACCTGTAATATCCACGTCCTGAGCCACGAAAGTAGAAAAGTTATCTGTAGACCACTCAAAAGTATCTACACCGCCTGTACCACCACCTACGCTATCAATTCGTATGTAGTAGTTAGTTTGTGTAGTACCTGTAAAGTGTCCAGTAAGGGACGCGTCGTCTAGGCCTGACCCTGTAAAGGATGTATTCAAAGCACCAATAGTATCACCACTATTGAAGTAATTCCATGCGTTAGCGATAGACACGTTAGAAGAAGACGCAATGGTCTGATTACCTAAGACAGTAAGGTCGCCATCAATAGTGACGTTAGAATCAAAGTGTGAGTTACCTGTAACACGCAAAGACTCCAGAGCCTCTGTCTGTGTGTATACGTAAATACAACCGCCGGAAGCCGAACTGATAAGACAAATACCTACTTCAGTAGGGTAATTAGGGTACGTAGGGGAGGCTGTTTGTAGACCGCCTGAGGCTCCAATAGCAACGTGTACTTTCTCACCTACAGTAAGATGAGATGTATCTACGTCAGCTATAAGACCACGAACCGTTATGTAACCAATAGAGTTGGTCTCAATATCGTGAGTTGCTATACCTACAGCTTGAGAAGCGTTGTAGGTACCGTCTGCACGAGCTACGGCAACAGTAGGCGTCGTAGACTCTTCGCCTGTTAGATAGACAGGTGTACCGTTAACAATAGTAGAACCTGTGTTGTTCTTTACACGGATGTACTCTTCTTGACCTACTTGTAAAGTAATATCAGATTCATCATTGTATACGGCCAAAGCACCAAAAGCCGCATCATAAAAGATACGACCTTCGTTGTGAGCAGGTTTGTTTTGTGTAGTCGTATTTAGGTCTAGGTGTGTTTCAATCTCAATAGAGGTAGCACCATCAATAGAACCCATAACTGACAAGTCTCCAGGAAGAGACAAGTTACCTGAAGCATCCAAAGCAACAGCCTTAGACGCAGGGTATGTCATAAAGACATCTTTAGTACCAGCAGAGAAATCCTGAGCAGAAGTTCCGTTAGATCCAGAAAGAATAGTAGTACGTGTAAGTGTATTACCCGTGTTCCAAGTACCTAAACCTACCTCCCATTCGTCTACGCCTGAAGAAGTATGCACAATGGCGTAGTAGGCTGTATCACCATTATTCATGTAAGAGTTGAACGGATCAAAAGTAGCAGATGCTCCGCTTAATGAGACAGCACCAGTACCTGTGGTTGTGGTACCTTCTTTTACACGATCTTTAATGATAAACGCCATTGTGCGATAACCTCTTTAGTTTTATTTAGCTGATACGAATTACGGCGTTAGAGGCGTCTGCTGTTGGGAATACTACAGTAAAGTCACCACTAGTAGAAGTAACAGTTGCACCAAAGTCAAAAACTGCGATAGCTTTATTACCTTGGGAAGAATTATAAATAATAGCCCCGTCAGCAGAGATGGTCAAGTTAGTAAAGATTTCATCTGCGAAGTCAACAATAGCTGTGCTTCCTGTCAGAGTAATAACGGCTGAGTCAAGTACTTGACCGCCTGCTGTGTAGTTTGTACCTACAGCTTCTTCACCAGAAACGTCAGAATAGTTTGTTGTACCAGCACCATAGGTGCCAGACGGAGATGCTTCGATTAGAGCTACTTTAAGAGAGTCTGTATCTAGATCGTGAACACCACCAAGAAGCTCTTGCTTGAAGCTGTTGCACATTGCAGTTGTAATAGCCATCTTGTGATGTCCTTATATAAGTGAAAAGCACAAAGGGGCCAGCACGAAGCCAGCCCCAGTGTTAAGTCAGATTAAGCTGCGTTGTAACGTGCAGTGATCAATGCTTCTGGGCGCAAGATTTTGCGGCCATAGAGGTGCATACCACGAACGATATCAGCAAATGAATCTGGGTCACGGTAGTTCTCAACTTTGTTGATTTGCTCAGCAGAAGCAACAGCTTCGTCCTGACCAGCCAACACAACGCCGTAGTTAGCGTCTTGAGCAGTTGTACCAGATGTACCAGCGCCTGTACCTTTTGCAGGAAGAGAGTTGGACACATAAACACGGAAGCCGTGGATGTTGTTCAACACTAGACCGTTCTGTAGGCCAGCACCACCGAAGTCACCATTCAACATACGTGAATCTTCGTCTTTCAGCATCTCAACGAATACTGGGTCTAGGACCACGAAGCGACCACGTGCATCAACGTTCTGTGTATCCATCTTACGAGCCATACGAGCAAGTACAGTCAATGGAGATACAGTTGTTGCTGACAAAGCTGTTGCGCCTGGCAAACGTGGAGCCAATGGTACGGAGTCACCTGCAGTTGCTGTACCAGCAATAGTCAAGTTACCGAAGTCAGTAGCGTCCAAGTGGTTTGCAGTTAGCAATTCACCAGTCAAGTTGCCTGCAGTTGGGTGCTGTGCGTCACCAGATGTACCAGTGATGTAAGCGCCTGCAGTTGTGTGACCTGTCATGTATGACAAGACGTCTGCGTCCATTGCGTCAGCCATTTTGTATGCTGCACGATCAGCAGCCAAAGAAGCGTGGTCAATATTTGCAAACTGCTCTTCGATGTCGTCCATTTTGAACGCGAAGTAGTTAGCTTTGTCGATGGTCAAGGAGAAGTCTGTATCATCAAGCTTCTCAGCAGTGATAGCAGTGTGACGCTCCAAAGAGTTAACTGTTACGTCTGGCTCTTTTTGGATGCGAACTGTGTCGCCTTGGTTAGCAATCTCACCAAAGTAAGAGTTGTTTGTGATTGCGTTAGTTACAGCAGAACGACGAAGTGCGATCTGTGCTTGCTTAGAATAAATAACTGGAGACCAGTTACCGTTAAAGCCGCCTGATGCGGATGTAATAGCCATTGGAGAATCCTTTCAAAGATATATGTGTGGCTTAAGGGGATAGACACTATATATTCCACTTGAAAGAGGCTCTTCTTATTAGGGTAGTCAGCATTGCTTGAAGGATGGCCGTCCTTTTAGCGCTGGGCCTATAATCTGAGGTAGTTCTTTTGGGGTGAATTAGTGCTTAGTGAAAAGCATACACACTTAAACAGTAGGTATGTATGCCCTTAGTTTTATCTACGAAGTAAAGATTGTCAACTATCTTTTAGTAATATCATAAATAAACTTGCCTTTACGTTGGGCGTCCATGATTTCATCTTGGCGCTTCTCGTATTCTTTAATACTCATCTTCTCTACCATTGATTCTGATAGGTACTGTGATGAATCATTTGTATCTGGTGCAGTGCGACGTGACTTCACAGAAGAAGCTGCGCCCTTATCCGCTGAAGGTTGCTTTGTCTTGATACCTTTGTCAGCCTTGTACAAGTCAATTACACGAGCTACCGATTGTACGTCTTCTGCGTTCTCATACAAAGCATCTTGATAAACTTTAGGCTGCTTGTCTGCCCACGCATGAAAATCATCATCTGCACGGATCTCAGCAAAGTCAGGGTGAAGTTTTAGTAGATCAACCTCAGCCTTCTCACGCTTAGCTGTTGTTCGCATCTCTTCGATCTCTTTCAATCGTGAGTCTAGGTCTGATGCTCGTTCGTTAGCTTTCTTGTCGGCAATAGCTTCGACAATACCCGCAACGTCAGGATACTTCTTAGACCATGCGTCAATGTCCTCTTGAGACTTAGGTAGTACCAACTCATTCTTAGTCGCAGCGTCAAGTTGAGCTTTTAGTTTGTCTAGCTCTGCTTTTTGCTCAGCTTCCTTTTCCTGCATATAGGATCGGATATCTGAGTAGCGTTTCTTGAAGCTTTTCTCTTCACCGCTTAGTTCTTCTTCTTCTTTTACCTTGGGTTCTTCTTCAACAACCTGTTGCTTAATTGCAACAGTTTCTTCTTCTTGAACCTCTTCAGGTGCTTCAGCTTCCACACCTTCTTCAGTTTCTTCGGCCATACCTGCTTGTTTTAGAAGATCTTTTAGTTCTGCTTCATCACGGCTAACCCGTGCAGCGTTACGGTTATGCGACATTGAATCTGTCTGAGTTGATACACTTTCCATGTATTTAGTCCTTATGTTAGGGGCCGACGATATTGTCGGGTAGCCTTATTGTTGGTAGTTGTTAGAAGGACTTAACGTCCTCCTGGGTTGATTTTTGTTTTACGTACAGCTTCAGTATTGTAGGTCGGTACTGCGCGGGTACTACCGTCAGCGTCAGTAATAAGCTTACCACCATACTGTGCTTTAGAATAGTCTTCTGTGTTCTCTCTACTCTTACGGGCACCTGCCATCATTTGATCAAGCAATGTAGGGCCACTGTCTGAGTCAGAATCAGAGTCGGAGGAAGAAGGGAAATAACCCGAATCAGAACCACGTGGAGTATCGTCTAGCCCAGGTGTAGCTACATTATCAAAACGAGGATCAGAAACTGTAGGTGTTGAAACCTTTCCAACGTAAGGGTCAGGAGTGACAGAAGGCTCAAGTTCCGTAGTCGTTATCTCAGATAAGTCTAGTTCACCAGGTTTAACTACGTCACTTCTTTGTACAGGACTAGTGAACAAGTCAGTTCCATTTATAGAATCTGAAATATTCTCAAGATCAAAAGATGGCGCTTCAGGGGAGGCCTCAGGCTTGTAACCTAATTTAGTACGCCACTCTCTAGCTTCAAGATCGCTCATTGCAGTAGGTACAGGGTTTCCAGGTGATCTTGAAATAGCTAAACTAACAGCAGAGTCAATTTCTTCTTGAGTAGGTGCACCTGTAGACTCTTCATCTTTACCTGTAAGTTTATCAAAAATACCCTTTAGAAATCCTGGTTTCTTTTCAGCAGACTCTTCTAGCAGATTTTCGTAAAAACCTTTATTGTCTGTGTACTCACCAGAGTCAATACGGCGTTTAATCTCATTTTCTGTGCGACGAGCCATGTCTGAAAAAGCAAACTTAGATAAAAGACCAAACAGAGGGTTTACCAGACCAATACCACCAGAGATTAACTGGGCTGTATTACCATTTTGTTCTTCAACCATTTTAGAAAGTTCTTCGGCTGTAAGCTTTTTGTAATTGATAGATTCAGGAGTAGTAAGGCCTCCGTCATCGTCATCTCCAGAAGACTGTATTGGTGCAGCTTCTGTCTCAGGGGCTTCACCCTGTACAAAGAAACCTTCAGGGATAACTGACATAGGTACTCCGTTAAAGAACGGGATCTGCATCGTAGCACCTTCTGCGTTAACATACATTACGTAAGTAACACCGCCAGTAGTAGTAATAGCTGAGCCACCTTCTGCATAACCAGAAATATAACCACCTTTATTCATCATAGGTTGTTCAGGTTGACCATCGTCTACAATCTGTAACTCACTAATATCAAAGGGAAGGTCATCCCCTCCCATTTCCATGCCGACAGGTTCTCCACCAATACGGCCATTCGAATCTAGTTGTTGAAAACCTTGTTTAGCTTCTGTACGCATATCTTCAAAGTGCTTAACACCATAGTACCTAACTACGTCAGCAGGAACAACGTACTCACCTTCGCTCAACTGCGCAGGGATATCGTCACGTACTTCTTCAGGAAGAGAACCTGTAGGTACTTCATTACCAGATATAGGGTCAATCTCGTCTGTACGAGACGACTTAAACATTACATCCATTTGTTTACTCTGGTCCATTCAGTATATCCCTCATATATTTTACGTTCTTGTAAGCTCGAATAGCCCCTTGTGCACGGTAAAGTTCGTCGGCTGTATGTAAGCCTTCCATTGAACGGTGTTGGTTAGCGATGAGTTTGTCCAAGTAAGCTATGAACTCTTCCCATTGCTGTTTATCATTTACGAAACTCTTAAGCGACATTACCACTAAATCCTTGTTCACCTGGGGTTGGGGCTGTTCCCATACCTATTTGTCCACCGCCTCCTCCAGATGTGTCCTGTACGCCTCCCTGAGGGGTCTGTGAGGCTTGTTGGCCCATTTCTGGGGTAGGGACACCCTCTGTGCCTTGAGGCTCTGTAGCAGGCTGGTTAAAGCCTTTTAGGATCTCTGCCTGAATTGCAGCATCCTGCATAGAGTTAGTAACCTTGTTAGGATCAAGGTCCATAGACTTAGCAATCTCACGAATGATGTAGTCCATCTTAGCAAACGGAGCCAAAGTAGGGTTCTGAGCAACTTGTAAGAATTGCATTAAGCGTTGTGAGCGAACTTCGTTAGCCATCAAGCTTTCAGTACCTGCAGCTTTAACTTCTAGATCACCCTTAATTTCATCGTCGTAGTCGAACTGCATATTGAAAGCGAAGAAAGCTTTACCTAGTGGACGTAGCAGATAGTCATCTACGTTCTTAACCACAGTACGAATAGAGCCGTTAGCAGCAGACATAAGCATACTAATGCCAGAAGCTGTACGACCCACACCAGATACACCAGTTTGACCATGAGCAAAAGAAGGGAATCCAGTAGACTCATCTGCTAATACTCGTGCCTTATCAAATAGTTGTAAGTTTTCTTGCGCAACGTTAGGGAACTTGGTACCAAAAATTGCCTGACCAGGAGCACCACCTTGACGTCGGAAGACTTTTCCTGGGTAGATAGACAGATCCTGACCTGGAACTAAGTTGGATTCGTCAACTTCAATAATAA